GATGATTGGTACGGAATCTGTCATTGAAAACGATGATTAATTTTTCCAGTCGCAATATATTCATCAATCTTGTAACCAATACTCTTTCCAATACCCGGGATTTTATGAGGTCCTTTCGAAATCTCGGTGCCATTGGTTACTTCAAATGGAAGTGTGCGAATAGTGTCGGCAGCTTTTTTGTAAGCTTTGATCTTATACTCGTCGCGTGATCTACTCGCAAGAGTTTCCAATTGTTCCGCTATATTTTCGTTGGTATCAAACGTTTCCCCAGTTTCAAGGAATTCATTCACCTTTTTCATGATACCCTTACCAATACCCGGTAGATCTGCAAGTTGTTTTCCATGAGTGACCTTGAAGTCAAGGCGATAAATGGTATTGGCAGCCTTTTCGTAGACAGCCCGTTTGAATTCGTTTTCTTCTTCGCACGCAAGTTCATCGAGAGCATCAGTCAGCTCCGTGTTATACGACACAAAATAGTCCGAGTCTGAGTCGTCATCGGAAGCAACAGATTCTTCATCGGACAAGTCAGAGTCGACATAATGAAACATATTTTCGTACTCAAGCATATCTCTCTCTTCTTCGCATTTGCGAAGACGCTTTTTGAGATCAGCGTTTTCCTTTTCAAGGTTGGCAATGTAGGTGGCAATGGAGTTGGAGTTCATTTTACCCTTTATAAATATAATGAACCTGTGGTGACTTAGGTGTGTAAATTTGCATTCGCTGTGTGATATGTTTTCCCCTTCATTACATAACTATGAACTCTCGCGTAGCCCCACGCCTGTGGAGAAGCTCCTGGGCGGTGTCCAGTTCTCCACGCAGCGAGACCGCGGTTGTATACAGTCTCCAGTGTCTTTAGAGGTATCTTTGTAGCTTTCGCTATCTCTGGGAGGGACTTGGCCTTGGGATACTTCTTGCGGAATCTTTGGGTATATGAGGATGTGCGGGTCTTTACACCCTTATCAGTTTTAAATGTGGTGTAGTCTCTCTTGAGCATCTTTATGTAGCGGGTCTCCACATTTTTGAGGGTCTTGAGACCCCTGAAGTACTTGAGGGGAGCATATATGAGACCCCTCGTTTTGCGCAACTCCCTAACTTTTTTGGAAATCTCCTGATCTGTGAGAGGCATCTTAATTATTATGTAGAATTAAATTAATGGAATGGGGTCGTCAAGAAGCTCTTCTACCCGAGGAGGTCTGTAAAAATAATGTGTGTAATTGTTGTTTAGTTGGAACTGTATTAAGTTTGATGTCCAGTGTGGTTTTAATAAAAATGTACTTCGCTGGTTATTTTTGACTCAGATGTTTGATTGCTTCGAAAATATTTGAGTAAATTGTGTTACCAAAGCGAACTCTCCCCGTTGTTGCCGACATCCAACCACGATGCCCATTGAAATACGCTCGCTGTATATCAACCATTATAAAAAAGAAAGATTATTTTATAGAAAGTTGAGATGGGTCTCACAATTATTATGGGAAATATGTTTTCTGGTAAAACTTCTGAACTCATCAGACGACTTAAGAGATACAAAGTCATAGGTAAGAAGATTGTGGTCATAAACTCCTCAAAAGATACTCGCTCCCCTGAGGAAGTCTTAAGGACACACGATGGTGTTCAATTTCCATGTCTCAAAGTTAAACACATTTCCCATTGTATTATCAATGAGGCATTTTGCAGTGCCGAAATTGTAGCCATTGACGAAGCCCAGTTCTTCACAAACCTCAAAGAGTTTGTGGAGATGTGTCTCTTTCTTAACAAATCGGTGATTATTGCGGGTCTTGATGGAGACTATCAACAAAAGAAGTTTGGGGAAATCTTAGATTGCATTCCAATGGCGAGTGATGTCGTGAAGCTCTCCGCCCTCTGTATGGACTGCTGCAATGGAACACCTGGACCATTCACGAAAAGAATCGTCAAGAGTGATGCACTTGAATTGGTGGGTGGTACGGATATGTACAAAGCTGTGTGTCGTCAACACCTAATAGAAACGGTGGATGTCCAAAATAAGAACCACTCGTTTTTGAAATCCGCGCTTTGTGACTCGGTGGAATCTCGAGTGGTCAAATAAAAACTCGTGTCCAGATTGATGTCTATGTGCCTCATATTCGGTGTACAACACACAATCACGACCACTCTTTATCGTAAGATGGTATCTCAACATCATATTACTTTCAGCTCGATGTGCTGGTATACTCATAGGTGCGTCCATCACGGCGAACTTTGCAGTCTCTTTATCAACACATGGAATCTGGTCAATTATTTTTTGAATTTCTGGGAAGTCCTTGACATTATAGTAGTAATACTTATCATTTGTCTTGAACCACGGGTCAAGTGTGTGAAAGTAGTGCTTCTTAGCTGTACTGACCCCCTTCTCAAATTCATAGAGAATCTTAGTGTAGTTTGCCTTGACAAACCAAAGATTTGGGTAATCCAAGATATCATAATCAAGTTTATGGTATATAAGGTCGATGAGGGTATTCCTCATACCCACGAGAGGTCGTAGTGGCTTTTGAAAGTATAATCTATCTATTGGGGATTTGAGATAATCATGAAGAACCAGAACGACTGGTAACAACAGGACACGCCACATTAATTTCTCAGTATAAAATAAAAATGCCAGGTTACGGCGCGAAGATGGAACGATTCACCCCAGAACCTACCAAGGACACCCCACAATTGGAAGAACGCTTTTTGATACCCAAGGCTCGTATGCCAACGATGACTCTTGTTCAGTTAACCATCGCGGCAATGATTGCATATTATGCGTTCACTGTGCGTAAGATGAACAAGGCTGTCGTATCGACTGCGGTCTTCGCGATTGCTCTCCTCCACATGTATGACCACATGTACCGCGTCAAGCGTGGCGACGAACGCCTCTTCTTGTTCCCCAAGAAGGAGGGCTACTGTGGTGCCTGCCGAAATTAAAGTAGTTGTAGATTGTAAGTATGCGCGTCAAAATTATTCGTAGCCCAAACACTGCAAAGAAGTTCAGGGCAATTTTAGAAGACGGCAGGACTGTTGACTTTGGTGCAAGTGGATATTCAGACTACACCAAACACAAGAATCCTTCACGTATGCGCTCATATGTCCTTAGACATGGTGGACAAATTCCCAAGCGTATAGTGGCTGAACGTAATCCAGCAATGATACACAGAATGATGCGTAATATCGATAGAAGCGACAAGGAGGATTGGAAATTGAGTGGTATTGGTGGGGCTGGTTTCTGGTCACGATGGTACCTATGGAGCCAACCAAACTTTGTGGATGTCAATAGATTTATGTTAAAAAGATTTGGAATTAAAATCATCAAAAGTCACTAACGTTCCATTATCAATGAGAGGCGCATTTTTTAACTTGAAAATGTAATTATATCACGTGACTTGGGTGTTAATTCTTTGCGAGGCCACGCTTCTTTAGGTTAGCCTTAAGGTTAGCTAAAAGTGCAGCCCGTGGGTTTAGGCCCATTGGTGGGGGTGGAGGTGGAGGTGGGGGAGCTGCGCGTCTCGGTGACATACGCACCGGTTGGGCAACGCGTTGTACTCTTGGTGTATTTGGTCCAGCCTCTCTAAGAACCATTTTACATACACGAATAAACTTTGTAGCATTCCTGGCTTGATTCTGGAGAGTTAGACCACTAACCTTTCTCTCGAGTTCCTTGTGTGTGAGCTTGACGCGTTTACCTTTGACGTTTTTGGTTACCCTGAGACCCATTTTTTTTACTTTGTCCTTGAGTGTATTGTAGTCCATGTACTATAACACACTAAAATTATCTGTACCACACCCCAGCCCTGGTTGCCGCATCGTCAATTTCATCAACGATTTCCCAAGCCCATAAACATTCATCGGCATCTTCACGTGCACAGATGGCGTGTGCAACATCAAGGGCTTCGTGTAAAAGCATTTTGAGACGCATTTGTCTTACCGTCATTTTCTTTGGTTCGCGCAAACACGGGGACAAATACATATGTTCGAGAGCCGCGCACGTGATTTCTCGCTTTTTCATTTCATAGTGAATGTCTTCACTTTTTTGAGCGGCAATGATGCGATATCTGCGCCTGTGCTCTGGGATGGGGGCTGGACTCCAGTACCCAAATCTTTTGAGGGTCTTCATTACCTATGTGTAGACCTAAACTTTTAAGATACACACAAAATTAAAGATATCAAACACTTTAAATATACGATGGAGTGGCGTGAAGACCTGCACGACACGAACCAGCTCATAAGACATGTGATTCTTCCAAAGCTTATACAACTTGAGCTCGAACTTGAATCACTCCGAAGACATACTTGGCCCTATATCCAAGCTCGTAAAGAGATGGGTCAACTGGATGATATCGCCGCGAAGAGGGACTTTTGTAAACATTTAGAAGATGATACGATTTTGGAACTCTTGAGAATTAAAGCAAAATACTCAAAGGCTACAGGACTTCAGGGTAGGGAATATGATATGCTCAAAAATAATTTTTGTTAGTGTATAGTAAATGGTATTACCCATACTACTTGGAGCTTTAGGTTTAGACGCACTTGGTGTATCTGTACCTGGTATAGATTTAATCAAATCACCTGCAGTTGCGTTTGATAAGAACAAAGATTTAGATGTGAGCACTTTAATATCCTTATTATGTTCGTGTATGTGTTCGGCTATGGTCGTCCAACGCATGATAGGTTTCCCATTTAAAAGTCCACCCATTATGATGATGTTGGCTGTGTGTTGTGTATCAAGTGGTTTTTCATCTGTGATGTTAACTAAAGATACTTACGATCGGTTTACTCGACCATCACCACCTCCAAAATAATTAGAAAAAGTCATCCGTCCTGTACATATTCACCGTGTATGCACCAGTCTTACCCAAAACTGAGACTGATTCATTCCCGTAGAGTTCTTCACATCCAATGTCCTCCATACAGTCCCGAGCACCGTGACTCACTGGGATTGGGTACAGGTTTTCACCACCAGTTGTGGTGTAGTAGTGGTAACGGTCACGACGTCCTCGAACTTCTTTCCCGTAAAGGGGGAGCGTTTCTTCACCAGCACCTACAAGAATACCCATCTGTTGCATGTATCCAGGTTTGTACTGCTTAATTGGTGGACCTCTAAACTCGGGTTCACGTCTTTGGGTTGGACGTGGTGGTACGGGCACAGGTACGGGTACTTCGACTGGTACTTTAACAACTTTTGGATTTTGGTACATATATCCCACAAGGAGCGCAAGTACAGCGAGGGCCGACCAAAGGAGTTGCGTCTTTGTCTTATTCTTCATTACATTAGTTAAGGAATATTTTTCAGATAAAGACATGAAGATACTCGCCATAGATATTGGGTACCACAATATGGGTCTCGTTCTTGCCGAATGTGGAAAGGGTCCGAAGGTTACGGTTACATTCTTAAAAAAGGTAAGTCTTGAAGATTATAAATATATCTATTCAAATGACTTTGTAGACCTCATTCCTTTATTTGTAGATGACCACAAACATATATTTGAGGAAGCGGATACTATACTTATAGAGCGACAACCCCCAGGAGGATTCACAAATATCGAAATACTTCTACACTACATGTTCAAAGATAAAGTTGTTCTTGTTTCACCTGTGAGCATGCATACACATTTTGGTATGCGACACCTCAACTATGAGGAGCGCAAGGAGCGGGTGGTTTCTATTGCGAGCAAGTATATTGAAGATGATATTCCATATGAGAGAAAGCACGACATTGCAGATGCGTTATGTATGATAATTTATCATAACTTTAGAATATCCGTACACTTCTTTGACCAATTTAGGCATCCTTCTCAAGCTTAGTCTTAATCACATCAAGTGCGTGCACAACACTATTGAACATATTGAAAATTTCACCGCTATTGCATCTATGCACAGCCTCTCTGAGATTTTGAATGTTATAGTCGAGGGATTCACGCTCCTTCTTCTTTCGTTCCTCGTTGTCTGTTTTGATTTTTTTGATTTTATTAATCTTTTCATCGATATCATGCATCACAATTTCAATGGCGTCATCCATTTTTTCAATCTCATTTTCATAAAAGTCAATCTGACGCATAAGGATGTCGCGTTTTACGGAGGACTGTGTTCGGTCCATTTGTCGTGAAATCTTGTCTACTTTGGAATCCAACTTTTCGATATTTTCAACATACTTCTGTTGGTTCAATTCACGAATCTGCTCCAAACGCGCAATCTCCCGGTCTACGTCGATGTACATGTTCATTGTATTTGTACACTTAACACTCCAAAACTTTATACCAATGAGTTCATCTTATTAATAAATATAGTGAACTTTATGCCCAACTCTTTGAAGACTCTCTTTTTCGTTCAGCTGAACAATGAAATCACCCTTCAAAGTTTTGAGATTTGTGTAAAACTTCTTAATGTGCTTCCTAGGTAAGGGATTAATGTACATGTCATCAGTTATGTTTTTGAATATATCGAGCCAGAAGGAGAACTTAGACGCTTGCTCGTCCATGTCGATAACGGTGATGTGGTGTTTAATCACGTATCCGTTACCGATAATGGAGTGTCCACTGGGATCAATGTAGTCAAGCATGTTTATAATTAATGTAGTATATGTTATCACTTAGGTTACTTACCAGGTATAAATAGTTTTAAGTCATCAATGAATGTATCGAAACGTCCGAGACGGTACTGGACGAATGCCCATAGGGCGAAAAATACAGTTTTTGTTAAATTATTTACATCATTATCTTCCATCTTATATATAGGGGAGACAACTCGGTGCATGAACGTTTCCTCCTTTTGCTGACCAGTCACATACATCTCAGCCTGCGTTAAAGCGCATGTATCATCATTCACGGACCAGTGATAGAACAGAAATGGGATAAGTATAGAATAGAATTCCAAGTTCCTACGGTCATTTGTAAATGGAACCACGAGAGTAGCGATGAGGAACACAAGATGAATCAAGAATATTATGTTCATCTATACTAATATGAGCGAAGAAAATTTCGGAGGTATGTCTACAACCGCGATAAAACGAAAGGAGTTGGAGCTCCGTGAACAAAGTTGGAATGAACAACACGAATCTATATTGAGACAGTGGGGTGAAGCGTCTGGGTGTTACAGATATATGAACCACAGGGCGTATATTATGTACAAGGGTCTCTCAATGCGTTTTACTCTACCTGTCATTGTCTTGTCTACAATCACAGGTACGGCAAACTTTGCCCAGGAACAGTTTCCAGAAAGTATGCGAAGTATGGTACCATCAGTTATTGGTGGTTTAAACCTCATTGCGGGTCTCGTCGCGACTATCATGCAGTTCCTCAAGATTAATGAACTCATGGAGAATCATAAAACAGCCGCGCTTTCTTATGGTCTCTTATCTCGAAACATTCGTTTGATGTTAGCCCTCCCAAGAAGAGAACGAAGTGCGGACGGTCTCGATTTCGTGAACTCGTGTAAGGCGGAGTATGATCGTCTCATTGAACAATCCCCAGCTGTGCCTACAAGTATTCTTGTTGAATTTGATAGGGAATACCCCCTCGATAATATATTCACAAAACCGGAAATCCTTGATGTTCGAGCCATTCCAAAATTGAAAATGCCAATCGGTAAGATTGGTGAACTTGTAAAGTCAAAGGAAGCATATGATGCAAAAACTAAAATTCTCCAAGATATGGATGACGAAGATGAGATTACATCAGTGGTCTCTGAAGCACCGCCAGACGTCGAGCAAGGTATATCATCAGAATAAGCATACCCAAATTTGTTAAAATAGCACACGCCGCGTATGGTAAAATTTTCCTTTTTAAAGGTTTTACGATACGTTCTTGTAGTGCGTCGTTCTCCAGCACTAAATCTATAGCCTGATTAGTAAGATCATCAATGGATTCCTTCAT